CCCCAAGTCAACAAGGACTTCGCCACGCGCGAGGTTGTCTCCGATCTTGAAAACAAGCTCACAACTGTGCTAAATAGGATTGACGACAAAGTAACACGCATCCTTGAGGAACGCAAGTAATGCCCTCGACATATGATCCGCTCCTTCGCCTCGAACTACAGGCGACCGGCGAGAACGCCACCACCTGGGGCGTCAAGACCAACACCAACCTTGACCTGCTAGCTGAGTCCATTGCAGGCGCCGTTAACTTGAACGTGGCTGGCTCCGGCGACTACACCCTTTCGACCGCGAACGGTGCCGAAGACGAAGCGCGCCAAGCCATCCTTGTCCTGACGGGCCTGCTGACGGGCAACCGCAACATCATCGTGCCGTCCTCGCCCAAGAACTACACCGTCATCAACAACACGACTGGTGCCTTCACCGTCACGCTTAAGCAGTCCGGCGGCTCCGGCGTCGTCATTCCACAGGGCAGCCCCTCCATCACGGTCTGCACCAGCACGACCTGCGTCGACTCCATCGGCGCCACCCCCTACACCAAGTCACTTCTTATTTCTACCAGCGCAGAGGCAGCCCGCAACACACTTGGACTTGCCAACACCGCAATCATTGTGGCCACGTCGGTCGGTAGCGCCCTCATTACCGCCGTCGACACCTCGGCTGGTCGCGCTGCTATCGAGGCTGCCAAGTCGGGCGACGTTACCGCTTCCGGCCTTACCATGACTTCTTTGCGTTTGCTGGGCCGAACCACCTCAGCCACGGGTTCTATCGAAGAAGTTAGTGTTGGATCGGGCCTCACGTTCACGGGCGGCACCCTCGGGCTATCTCCCGCAGCTACCTCTCAGTTTCGCTCTCAGCTATTTACGTCGAGCGGCACTTGGACTGCCCCCTCTGGCGTCACTCAAATCCGCGTCACTGTTATCGGCGGCGGCGGGGGTGGTGGCAGTTACAATACTGGCGGGGGCTTTGACGGCGGCGCTGGCGGGTACGGCGGCATAGCTGTAGGCACATATACTGTTACGCCGGGAACCTCTTATACTGTCACCGTCGGGACGGGAGGCGCTGGTGGCGCGGGCGCTAACAGCGTCGGATCTGGCGGGGCAACAAGTTCTTTTAGTTCTCTTATTTCCGCGACAGGCGGGGGCGGCGGGCTTACAGACGGTACCCTCGGCGCAAATGGTTCCGGGTCCGGAGGCACCCTTAGAAACGGCAGCATCACTTTTGTTAATCCGGGCATCTTTACAGGTGTCGTTAGAGGTGGCGGCGCGGGGACGGCAGCGGTAGCATTTTCTGCCAGCGGTACGCCTGGCGCGGGTTACGGCGGTGGCGGTGGATTTTTTACCTCTGCCTTGTCCGGTGCCGGTGGGACTGGCGGCATTGTTTATGTCGAGTGGGCCGGGGTCTAATTAATGTCGGTCACGCTCCAAGACCAACAACTGCGGGAACTGGAGTTCAAAGTCGGTGTCGTCAAGGAGAAGACCCAGCTTGACGCGGGCGGCTTCTGGACTGACGCCGACAAGGTGCGCTTCCGTTATGGGCGCCCCGAACTCATGGGCGGTTGGCAACGCGCCATTGACGCCTCGCAGGACCCGAAAATCTTTGGCGTCCCCCGCTACCTGACGTCCGTCCGCAACCGTCTCGGCCAGGCTGCTGCCTTCATCGCCACTCACAACGGTCTGTTCTCCAGCGAACTGTCGACCTTCTACGACATCACGCCGGTCATGACGTCCGTCTCCTCCTCCAACGTCTTCTCGACCAGCGCCGGTTCTACCAAGGTCGTCGTCTCCGTTTCCAACCACGGCATGACGGACCAGACCCTCGTCGGCATCGTCTCTGCCAACACGACCATCGGCGGCAACATCATCATCAATCCAGTAGTCTCGACCGAAGTCGTCTTTGAAGTCAGCATCATCGACACCAACAGCTTCTCCATCGACGTGGGCACCACGGCCGCCGCAACCTCCGCACTGACGGGCGGCCCTGCCACCATCAGCATCCGCTACAACGCAGGCAACATCTCCACCATCCCCCGCTCTGGTTGGGGCACTGGCCCGTGGAGTGGTAACTTCGGTTGGAGTACGCCTTTCGGCACCGTCTCCGATCCGCTGCGCCTTTGGTCCGCTGACCTGTGGGGCACCAACATCATGGCTGTGCCGTCCGACGGCCCGCTCATGTACTGGGACACCGACAACAACATCACCGACCGCGTCACTATCGTCACGGCCGCGCCCTCCATCAACCAGATTGTGCGCGTCGCCTCCGAAGCCCGGCACGTTCTTCTCTACGGCACCCACGACATTTCCGGCGACTACAGCCCGCTCCTGATCCGCTGGTGTTCGCAGGAGGACTTCACCGACTGGACGCCCACCGCGACCAACAATGCAGGCGACTACCCGCTGCCCAGCCGTGGCTCCGAAATCCGCTGCGTCTTTCGCATTGGCGACAAGACCGCCATCCTTACCGACAACGATATGTACATTCAAGCCTACATCGGCGGCAACGACGTCTTCGGCTTCACTGCTGTGGGCGAACAGTGCGGCATCATCGCCCGTAACGCGGCCATTGAATACAGCGGCACGCTCTACTGGATGTCGCCGAGCGGCCAGTTCTTCCAGTACGACGGTCGCCTCCAGCCTCTCAACTGCACCGTGCTGCGCTACGTCTACGACAACCTCGACCCTCTGTACGAGGACAAAATCTACGCGGCCAGCAATGCGACCTTCGACGAGGTCATGTGGTTCTACACCTCGAAGGATTCGCCCAACGGCGAGAACGACCGCTACGTCATCTACAACACGCGCGAGAAGCATTGGACTATTGGCACCATGCCCCGCACCGTGTGGGAAGATGGCAACACCTTCCTGTATCCGTTGGCCATTGACGACAACGCAGCCAACCTGTACTATCAGGAATCTGGCTATACTGCCGATAGCTCTGCCCTCGGCGCCAACCTCGAAGGCGCGTACTTCGACCAAGAAGGCGGCAACTCCATCCTCTTCGTCAACAAGTTCGTGCCCGACTTCAGCAACCTCGCAGACAACACGCCCTACACCGGCACCCTGAATATTTCGCTTCTGGCACGCAAATACCCTGGCGGCCCCGTCATCACCAAGGGTCCCTTCGCCGTGAGCGGCAACACCCAGAAAGTCTCGACCCGCCTGCGCGGCCGGGAACTGGCAATCCAAATCCAATCCTCGACTTCCTCCAACGTGCCGTGGCGTATGGGCCAGTTCCGCATGGCAATCGAGCCTGACGGCCTGCGATGACCCGCCGCATCTCCTCCCGCACCCTGCCCTCCCCGCCTTCCGAGTGGGACGCCTCCTCGCGCGAAGTCTGGAACCAACTCATCAAGGTCCTCGAACAGAGCGACCTCTTCGACCTTGGCCGCCGGACCCGCCCCCAATTCATCATTCAGGGCACGGTCTCCGCGCCCCTGACCGTCGACATGCTGAACCCCTCAGTCACCGCCCTAACCAACGTCGTCGGCAAACTCCTTCTGGCCCTGCAAGCCAGCAACTTCGTCGACGTTCGCTAGGTTTACTTTCCTCGGCACCCATGTTATAATACCTGCTAGAAGGCCGACCCATGTCCGATTCCCTCGCCTCCTCTTTTTATTCCGCCTACCAAGGTTTCAATCCTCCGATTGAAGCTTCTGAGGACGCGACTCCTTCTTACATGCCTCGCGCGGAAATCACCTTCCCGGCCTTTGCTGCCCTGCCCGACATATACGACATACCCGCGCAGGACGAACGGCTTCCCGACTCCCGTCCCGTCATGCCTGCGCAAGGCGCCCTTCCCGCCCTCGAAGCCCAAGCCGGCCAGCAAATGGATTCCCGTGCCGATAGCGGCAATCCGCTCGACGGTTATGGGCGCGCGCCTTTCATCGAAAACAACGACAGCAACAGCGTCTTCGACAGCGTCGGCAACATCTTCACGGACGGCGGCGACACTTCCGACTGGGCCGACGTCGGCTATACCGCTCTTCGCCTTTCCGGCATGCTGCCCTTCGCTGAAGGTGGCATGGTCGACAGCGAGCCCGAAGCGTTTGCGAAAGGCGGCCTCATCCCGCTCGAAGGCGGCGGCAAGGTGGCGATTGGTCCCGGCGGCGGCCTCGACGACCTGATCCCGACCTCCATCAACGGTCGCCGGGCTGCTGCCCTTTCGGACGGCGAGTTCGTCATTCCTGCCGACGTCGTCTCAATGATGGGCGACGGTTCCTCCAATGCTGGTGCGCGTCGCCTTTACGACCTCGTCAAGCAGGTCCGCGACAACAAGACCGGCACCACTCGTCAGGCCGGGCCGCTGCCCGTCGGCGACATCCTGAAGCGGAGCCTAAGCTAATGCCCATCGGCAAACTCCTCGGCCTAGGCTCTCAAAAGAGTTCGCGAACTGCAACGACCACTCCGATTGTCCCGGCAGAAGTTGAGGGTGCGCGCAGGGATCTTCTGAGCCGCGCTGGCGCCTTTGCTGCGCAGCCCTTCCAGCCGTACACTGCCCAGCGTTTCGCCGAGTTCACGCCTGACGAACTAGCCGGTTTCGAAGCTGCCCGCAACATTGCCGCGACCAGCGGTGCCCTTGCGCCCCTGACCAGCGAACTGGTTGGTGAAGGCGTTGCTGCCGCTCGCGGCCTTGCCACCCGCCTGCCCGATACCGACCTTACCGGCTACATGTCGCCCTACACGCAGGCCGTCCTCGACCCTGCTATCCGCGATATCGAAGAGCGGGCAGCCCGCGAACGCCTCCGTCTTGGCTCTCAATCGGCTAGGACTGGTTCCTTTGGCGGCTCCCGTCAAGCCATCGCCGAGTCCGAACTTGAGCGTGGCACCCAGCGCACCATCGGCGAAGAGTCTGCCAAGCAACGCCAGCAAGCCTACAACCAAGCCCTCGCCCAATTCCGCCTTGATCAGGAAAAGATTCCTGACCTGTACAGGGGCGCCCTCGCCAATGTCGGCACTGGCATTGCCCAAACGGCGGCTCGCCTCGGCACCGAAGTCAACCCGCTCCTACAGACTGGCGGCGCACAACGCGCGCTTGAACAGGCCGGACTTGACTTTGATTATTCGCAATTCGAACAGGAACGCGACTTCCCGCTGCGCGGCATCGAAGTCCTCCGTGCCAGCCTCGGCCTGTCGCCTCAAGTTCTCGGCATCGGCTCCACCACCACCGAAAACCGTACCGAGCCTGGCCCCGACCTCATTAGCCGACTTGCCGGTACGGCCCTCGGCGCGGGTCTTGGCGGTCCTATCATGGGCGGCCTTTCCTCGCTTGGCACACTTGGCCTAAGCTTCCTCAGAGGCGGCACGGGTGGTGGTCCCGGTACTTTCCAGCCCCTTCCGCAAACCGGCGGCATCAGCCAGAATCCCTTCGGCTTCTAAAGTAGGAAACCGACATGGCCTTTACAATTGACCCCTCTTCGCTTGGACTAGACGGACTTCCCGCGCCCGAGCCTGCTGCGCGCCCGGCTCCTCCCGTTGTCGCCCCGACGCAGCCGACTACTCCGGCGGTCACGCCGAATGCTGCCAGTACTCCGGCTGCCGAACCGCGCCCTGCCACTCCCGCTCCTGCCGCTGCGGCGCCCGGTACCCGCGAAACCATCGAGGCGCTGCGCCAGCTTCTCGCCAACTTCCAAGCGCGCCCGCCCGCTTCGCCGGCACCCCGACAAGAGTCCCAGTCCGGCGGCCTGCTCGAAGCCCTGCGTCAGCGCGTTCAGACCCAGATGGCCGAAGAGGGCGACCAGCGCCTCCGCGAAATCGGCATTGGTATGCTCAGGTCGCGAAGCCCTAACTTCTTTGAGAACTTGGGCGCGGGCCTAGCTGCCGCCGAAGAAGGCACTCGTAGCCGCACCGAACGCCTCCGTCAAGCGGCCGAATCCGAACGGCAGCAGCGCGCCCTCGACGTTGAAGAGGCCCGCCGTCAAGAAGAGCTTCGTCTCCGTGGCGAAGAACAAGCCTCTGCCGTGCCGCTCCGCGCTGCGCAGACACTAGCCGCTCTTGAGCAGGCTGGCTACTATCGCGCAGGCGGCCCGGGCCAAGGTCGCGGCACACTCACCCCGCAGGGTGTTCTGGGCATCGGCAATCGGGCGCGCGAGTATGCTTTGCGCGAAGTCCCCGAGCCCCGCGCCGGAACGCCGGAGGCAACAGCCGACACTCCTGAACTGGCACGTCAACGCCGCGAACGCCGTACGCAAATCGAGCGCACGTACATCCAGTCTCAGTACGCTTTGCTGGGAATGGAGCCTCCGGCAGCAGCGGCTGGTGGAGCTGGAACTGCCACGACGGGCGGTGGTGCGCAGCCGAGCCAGACGCTTCAGTATCCGCGCCCGCAGCAGTAAACAATGGCCAACGGGATTTTCGACTTCACTCTTCCCGACGGACGTGTTATCCGTGTGGAGGGCGCTCCCTCCCAAGAGGCAGCATATGCCTTCATGGATACACAGTGGCCGACGCTGCGCCGCCAGACGCCCATCGAAGGCTTCGGCGAAAGCTTTGGTCAGCAGTTCCGTGGTCAGTTCGGCTCCATTCCCGGCGCTGGTCAGGCTGCTGCTGCCGCTGTCGGTGCCCCCGAAACTGCCGAAGCCCTCGGTCGTGTCCGCGAGTTTGTCGCGCCCGGCGACCGGAACCTCCGCACCCGCGCTCCCGAACTCGGCGACGTTATCCGCAATCCCATTGATGCCCTAACCGCATTTGCGGGTCAAGCAGCAGGCGCTGTTGTCGGCGGCGTAGCAGCCCCTCTCGCAGGCGCGGGCATTGGCTTTGCGGTCGGCGGTCCGGGCGGCGCAGCTACCGGCGCAACCGCTGGTCTATTCGGCGGCGCTGTCCTTGGTAGCGTGGACGAACTGTATCAGGGCCTTGTCGCAGAAGGCATCCCGACGCAACAGGCTGGCATAATTGCCACCACCTTCGGCACCGCTATTGGCGCAGGCGAAGCGGCAGCCCTCGGTCCTGTTATTAAGCGGATCATGGGCAACCAAATCAGCGACGCTGTCGTGGATCGCATTGCTTCGCGGCTTGTGGGCGGCCGTGCTGGCGGCGTTCGTCAGACTGCGGCCCTCGGTGCCGGCGGTGAAATGCTGGGCGAAACCGCACGTCAAGGTGTCATCGCTGCCACAACCGGCGAACTTGACTTGGCCGAACGCGCAAGCCGTGTTGGTGAAGCCGGCATTGTGGGCAGCATTGCAGGCGGCGGCGTCGGCGCTGGTCTCCGTATTGCCGGTCGTGCGGGCCCTGCTCCCGGCGCACCCACTGCCGAACCGACCATTCCTGAAGGCGCCTTTGCTCCCACACCCGCGCCGACTCCGGCCGCAGAAGCTGCCCCTACAGGCCCTGCTCCCCTTACGCTGCCCGAGCGGCCCGATCCTTTCACGACCCGTGAGGAAGCCGAAGCCTTCGTTGCCGAAGACCCGGAAAGGCGCGCCCCGCCCATCTCTGCCGCAGCCAATCCCACGGCCTACGTCAACCTCGTAAACGCTGCCCGCGTCGGTCTTTGGGAACAGTCCACTGCCGAAACCAAGACACAGGCCGTTGACGAATTCTTCCCGCGTGCCCCAGGCACCCAGCGCGTCTCCACCGATGCTGCCCTCGGCAACATTGCAGAAGCTGCCGGTCGGGGTGAACTGAACCCGAATTCCTTTTCGCCCAATGCCGTTGCTCGTGCGGCCCTCGCCTCCCGTGACATTGACCCCGACACTGTTACGCCGGACCAAGTCCGCGCCGCCTCCCGCCAACTTGACGCGCTCGCAGAGACGGGCGTTATTCGCCGCAACGTAACCGAGACTACCTCCACTGAAAAGGGCAAGAAGGTCAAGAGGCGCAAGACCACGTATGCAGTCAACTTCGGCACCCCTGCCACGGCGCAGCCTGCACCCACGACGGCACCCACGCCAGAGGCCGCTGCCCCAACAACTGGCCCCCTTCCCCCGGCCACCCAAGGGACGGCGGTCCCGCAAGCTGCGCCAGCACAGGCTGCCCCGCCGGTCGCCGGAGAGGCAATTTGGCAAGGACCTAACGCCGACATTCCCGTCCGCGTCCTGCCGGAAGCCCCGCAGCAAGGTTCCGACGGGCGCCTCTACCAGCGGGTAAACTACGAAGGTCGCGACAGCTACGTCCCTGCTGACCAGCTTCGCCGCACGGCTCCCGAAACTGTCCCGCAAACCACATCCGCAGAGTGGGAAGCCCGTCGCAACGCCGCTGGAAATGCCGCGCTAACCCCGGACGAACGCAGCCTGCTGCTAATGGAAGACATGCGCGATGCCGGCTCTCCTTTGCCGGGCGTAGCGCAGGTACGGGAAAAGCGTGCAGCCGCAAGCAGAGCGTGGGAAGCTGCAAACCCCCCGCCAGTAGCCCCTGCTGCTCCTGCCCAGCCGACTGCTGCTGCTGCTCCCGACGCGGAACAGTTCACATTTAAGACCTCCAAGGGCAGTTCCTACACCGGCTTCGGGGACGGCTCGACTACGCGCGTAAAGGCTGCCCGCCCCGAACATCCTGGCGACTCCGGCCCAAAGCCCCGTTCCACACGCACTGTCTATGTGACGCCTGACGTTGCCCGCGCGCTGGCCGTGCCAGCCGATACGAATTGGCGCTTTGTTGTCGGTGATGGCACAGTCAGCCTTATTACGCAACGGCCGGATGGTCGGTGGGGCGTGTCGCCTTCGCAACGTGAACTTCCGTTTCAAACACAGCCCGCCGTCGGCTTGAACCCGATTGAGTTCTGGCGCCCTGAAACTATCGACGGACGTGAAGCGTATCGCAGCTTCCACCCCGGTAATTCTATTACCGAACTTACACGCACCGCACCTGCCCAGCCGACTGCACGTACCACCGTCGAAGTGAATGGCGTTCGACGCGAGACTACGCCCGAGACGTTGCAGCAGACCGTCGACGAGATGCGTGCTGCCCCGCCCACGCCGAAAGAAGAACAACTGGCGAAGGCTGCTGCCGATCTTGATCCGGCCTCGGGCGCAGGCGAGACGACCCGCACCGCTGAAGAAGCCCTGCTTAATACGCCCAAGAACACGCCCATTCAAGAGCAGCGCAAGATCCTCGATGCTCAGTACCGGGACGTCTTTGCGGGCGGCAAGACGCGCAAGATCCTCGCTTCGCCGCTGACCGGCCTTTCGCGTCAGCCCGAACACCAAGAGGTTGCCGGTGTCGGTAAGGAAGGCGTGGCCCGCAAGTACCGCGCTACCGCTGACTTCGCCGAAATGCTCGACCCGCTGCGCACCTTGTCGCCGGAGTCGCAGGCCCGCGTTGCTCTGACGCTGCAAGAATCTAGCGCCCGCCGCCAGTCGTGGAACCGCGATGCCTTTACAGCAGAAGAAAATGCTGCTATGGATGGCGTGGTCGCAGCAGGTCAGCGCGGCCAAGACGCCGGCCGAACGCACGCGCCTTGAAAACTTCCAGCGCACCAAGGGCGAACGCCTCATCACTTCCTTCAGCGATGCTGACCTGCGCGCCATCTCCGATATCGGTGCCCGCGAAGTCCGCGACCTGAACCGCCGCCGCAATCCCTTTTATATGCCGCAGGTTGCAACTGGCTCTCACTTCGTTGCGGCCTATGAGCGCAAGCCGGGCGGCAAGAAGAAGCTGGTCCGCATCTACTTCTACAATCCGCTCAACTGGCGTCAGCGGCAGCGTCTCCGCGCCGGTGCCCAGCGTGACTTCGAGGCCCTGTCTGTTCAGGCCCTGCGCGAGGAGTTCCCCGACCGCAACCGCTTCGAGATCATGGAGCGGGGCATTGAGGCCACCTCCGACCAAGAGGGCCAAGGTCTCAATCTGAAGCGCGACGGCGAACTTATCGCCAACTACCTCGACGAACTCAAGAGGGTATCGGGCCCCGAAGCCCAGCGTGTCATCGACCGCCTGTCCAAGCAGATCGACAAGGCGAAGATGGACCAATTCTTCAAGCCTAACAAGGACCAGCTTCGCGCTGTCACCCCTTGGAACGCGGTCGACTACGCGCGCGAAACGCTGCCCAACTATTACCTTGCGCTGGCCAACATCCAAGCCCGCCTCGCCATTCAAGACGACTTCGCTCGGGCGCAGCGCGGCCTTAACAACGAAGAAAAAGACTACTGGAATAGCTGGCTGAACTTCAACAGCACTCCGGTCGAAGCCCTTGGCGCAGGTCGCGCTCTTGCTGGTGCATGGTTCCTCGGCGGCAACGTCAGCACCGCCCTCATGCAGCTTACCCAGAACCCGGTCACGCTGCCTGCCCGCTTTGCTCGCGACGGCGCCGGCACTGTCGGCTCTGGCATCTATATCCGCACCGCCACCAACGTCTATAGCACCGCTGACACGCTCAAGGTTCTTGGCGGCGAACTAGAATACAGCAAGAACGTCGCCAAGAGCAAGCGATTCTCGCCTGACGAAGTTGCTGTCCTGAAGAAGGCCATCGAAGACGGCGTCGTCAAGCCCTCCACTATCGTCAACATCCGGGGCCAATTCGACGCTGACGACTTCCGCTCCCTCGGCATCGCTGACCAATCTGCCACTGGAATGGCAAGCGGCCTCAACAAGTTGCTGGATCTGTCGTTCCGCTTCCTTAGCACGGTGGACGAAACCAACCGCGTCATTGCTCTCCTGTCTGGCTACCGCCTCGCGAAGGCCCGGCCGGAAGTTATGTCGCGTGCAGGCAAGCTCGACAACACAACCTACGCTACGCCTTACGATTATGCGGTGTCGGTTGCGAATGAAACCAACTTCGTCGGTGGCCCTGAAGACCAGCCCCTGATTGCCCGGTTCCACCCGGTCGCCCAGGTCATGACGCAGTTCTTGAGCCCGTCCTTCAAGTTCCTTGAACTGTTTGCCCGCAGTGCCGCCTTCGTTGTCAACGGCCTGAAGACGTCCGACCCAACCATGGCCAAGGCAGGCGCCGCCATGTTCGGCCTGATGATGGGCATGCAGGTCATGTTCGCCGGCCTCTGGTCGCTGCCCTTCGCAGACCGCCTCAAGGAACTGACCGAGTTCGTTCTCAGCAAAGCCTTCGATGTCGAGATCGACTTCGAACAGGAAATCGAGAAGCTGCCCATTCCCAGCGTCCTCGCTGCTGCCCTGAACTACGGCCTGCCCCACGCCCTGAACATCGCAACCCTTAGCGAACGTATGAAGATCGACGTCTTGCCGCAAGGCTCCATCTCCGAGTGGGACGTCTTCTCCGTCTTTGGTCCGGTCGGCGGCCTCGTCGAGAAGGGT